TGAGGAAGCACGTGTTGTGGAGCCTGTTGATATCATCTGTGATGCAAGTGATTGCACACCAATCCATACCAATAAAGATAGGGAGAATATCCCTGTCCCAAATTATGGGTTTAGTGATGATGTTTCAGTGCGTAGTGATACCACACCTTTTATCGTGCACGTTCAACAAGAGCTGTTTACTGCGCCTTTCTGGTTCCTAGACTATTTTGAGAGCTTTGTAGATGTGTTCTGTCCGTGGAGGTTAACTGATAATCCACTCCATATTAACAAACCATGGTTGATAGATTGGGTGCCGCGCGTTGTTTTGAATAAGTACCCTGACCTGATTGAGATATCGCATTTCTCACGTACTACCATCCGCAATAGGCGTTGCATCGCTGCATTGATATCAGTGTTATGTCCTGTATCATGTCTTTGGGTGGTTCGAGATATGTGGAATCATACAGTACCTTTCTTCTCATCGTGTACGTTCATTTTGCTTATATTGTTCCTTGCACATATGCATAATCAACACGCAGATATGGTTGCTCGATACTATGTACAACGCAATTTGAGATGGAGTAATCTGTTAACTCTCTCATGGATGCCTAGAATTATGAAGAAGAGGCTGAAGTACATATGGACCCTGGTTTTCGTTTTAGGAGTTGTCACCTGTCTCAAGAAAATATTTAATAAGATTGTGCCTTTGGATAAGATAGTTGTGGACGCCTTCAAGAAGAAGAAGCAAGATGAGCCGGATGATGATGTCGTTGTTGACGGAGATTGCCAAGGTGGAATAGTATCGATACCCAATGCGAGACCAGTATGGGGAGGTGTTCAGTGTGTGCCTATTGTGAAACCTGAAGAGCATAACACCACTTTCTCACAGATGTTCAATATAGTTAAGAAAAGTTTAGCCACGATTGATTACACTACAGTAGATGGCAAGATATGCCAGTGCACGTGTTTGATCATTAAATCGGGATTGATATTGGTACCTACACACTTTATACCCAAAACTCTGACGAAGGTTACGATATATGTGGGATCTAGAGAACACAGTGGAGGCATCATTAGGTGTATATTGAATAGGC